ACCACCACCACCGCCACCACCACCACCACCACCACCACCACCTCCGGCATCAGGTTCGGGAACTCTTTCAGCACAGGAGACAGTGATGGTGACAGTGCCTCAGGGGGGCTACAAGAAGGGGGAGGTTATTTATGTGCCGACCAAATATGGCAAAGTGTCTGTGACCGTACCGCAGAACGTGAAAAAAGGGGATGTGCTCGAAGTGCCCCTCAACGTCAATGTGCACCGACCCAGCCCCAAAACTACTCAGACATCGAGAAACTTCACATCAGTTGGTGGCCTTTATGACCCATACGGACGGACATCGAGATTGCTTGACGCGGGCAGACTGGCCTCTTACGCTAAAAAACGTTTCTGGTAAACTCTTGTGGCCCTTTTTAGATAGGTGTGCATATAGGGGATCAGGGTCCCACATCTTAAAAGTGGTTAGCCGGGTATACCTTATACTAGCCTTATGGGACTAATACAGTATATCAATATTCTGAAAACTCAATTATATGCTACTTAATACAAAATATAAATCTAGATATAATTATAGATGTTATAAAAATCTTGATACATATAATGATTCCGTATTAACGTTATCTCTAATTATCTTATTTTCAATTTGAGAGGCAATAGACACTAGATGTGTTTTATCTAATAATTTAGCCATTTTAATTATATCTTGAACAATATTATTTATTTTAATAATATCTTTAACAAAGTTACCTGAATATAGATTATATTTGAATATAATTTCATTAAATGGTTTACCATTCACCCATAAATAAACCGGTTCAACCATATTTAAATATATTTCCCAATCTAAATAATTCTCAATTTGTCTAAAAGTAATGTCATCTAAAATTTTATTTTTAGTTTTATTTATATTATCAACAGAACTTATAATAGAAATAGAAACATTTGAATTATGTAGATTTGATAAATTTTCACTATCTTCAATTTTTGTTGATACAAATATTGCTAATACTGCTGCTAATTCTTCACAGGTTAGATAATCAAAATATCCATTAATAATTGATTCTGTAAAAATAATTCCATTACATTCATTAATTTGACTTGCTATAATTCCTTTTGAAGTAATATTTTCTGGTAATATATTTTCATACTCAAATATATTAACAATATCATCAATATAATTATAGTCTTTTAAAAATTGTAATATTTTAATAATACTGTTATGAACATAATATGTTGTATTATATAGATCATTTTTTAATTTATTATGTTCCTCTATAATAGATTTAGAATCTAAATATTTTAAATATAATTCTTTAAATTCAGGTTTATTTTCAATAATACTTGCTTCTTTTTTATATTTTTTTACCATTTTTTGTGACACTTTAATTACTTCATTTTTATTTGGATTAATTAGTTTATCATATCTTAAACAATCTTCAAAATCATCATTAGGTAATTTAATATCATTTATTCTATTTTTAATTCCTACTATTTCTTTAGTTATTTCGTCATTTAGTAATGATTTTTGAATAAATTGCATAATTTGTTTATTTCCGGTTAAAATTAATTTTAATAAAAATTGAAAATTAGGAGTAAACCTTGATATAATTTTCTGATTTTCGCCATTCATTATATTTTTCATTTCAGAAACTTTTGGTAAGTCATATAAATTAGGAATTAAAATTGCTATACCCAACGAATCCATTCCTCGTCGACCAGCTCTTCCACTCATTTGTTTAAATTCATATGATTTTAAATATCTAAAATCACCCTCTGAAAATTTTGTTAATCCTGTATAACAAGCAACTTTAACTGGCACATTAACTCCAACAGCAAATGTTTCTGTTGCAAATAAAAATTTAATTAATGGTTTATTTTTACCATCATTATCTTTATATGATAACATTTTTTCTATAACTTCTTTAAATAGATGATAAATACCTGAATGATGATACGCAATTCCTTTCGAAACTAATTCTTTTATTTCAATATATTCTGGCATTAAAATTATATTATTGTAATTTGAACTTTTTCTTAATTCTCTATCAAATATTTTTGTAGCAAGATTAGATTCATCATCATCATTAAAGTTTAAATATACCATTTTTGAATATTCTTCACATTTTTTTTTTGATAATGTAAACAAAATTGCTGGCAACATATTTCTTTCTTTTAGATGCATACCTAGATCATTAAAAATAATATTTTTTGAAATAAAATTTAAATATTTATTTTTTATTTTAATTGCTTTTTCATAATCTATAACATTAAAATTACCATCTTCATCCATTATTTCTATTAAATTTTTATTAAATATTTTAATTATATCGTAATCTTCCGGTTTTGTCTCTATATTATTAAATTTAGGTAAAAATGATAAGTATATATAATGTTTTAACGGAACTACTCTCTTATTTGTAGATGCTAACGTAAGAGGCACATTTTTAATATCTTGTATCCATTTTCCAAAAACTTCTGGTTTATCTATAGTAGCTGATAACATAATTAATTGTATATCATTTGGTAATAATATTAAACATTCTTCCCAAATTCGTCCACGTTCTTTATTAGCTATATAATGCACTTCATCAAATACTACTGCATATACTTCATTATATATATCAATTTCTATTGATAATTCTAGATTTATTGATTTTATTTTTTTATTATATAATAAATTTCTTAGAATTTCGGTAGTCATTATAATACAATCTGCATCTGCATTATATTTAATATCACCTGTTAATAATCCAAAGTTTATATCTTTATATTTTTTTGAAAAATCATTATATAAACAATTTGATAATGCTTTAATAGGACTAGTATAAATTATTTTCCTTTTTTTTATAGATTTATTTAAATTTACTGCTTTTTTAATTATATGTTCTGCTACTAATGTTTTACCACAAGCGGTAGGAGCTACTACTTCAACATTATGTTTTTTCTCTATTGCATCTATTGAATGTTTTTGAAAATTGCTTAAAATTAAAGTGTAATCAGAAAAATCATAATTACCATTATATTCATCATTACAATTATTAATATTTTTCATATTATAATTATTATAAATTTTTATTTTTTAAATAATTAGAATATATATAATATCACTTAAAGCTAATTATATAATCTAAATATATTACAAATGTTAGATACTTACTATTCAATTATTCAAAGTTTTTTTTTAAATAATTATTTATATTTTCCTTTATTTATAATGACTTCCCTATATTTAAGTATTTTTTGGTTAATGGGATACACATTAGTTCAAAATATTATTTATTTTAAAAAAAATAAAACAATTAAAGAAGTTATTATAATTCGTGGTGTTCCTGGTTCTGGTAAAAATTGTCTTATTTATGATTTAGAATATGATAATAATTCTAATTTTTCAATAATTTCTTTCAACGATTTTTTTATAAAAGATGGAACATATAAATTTGATAGAACACTTATAAATAAAGCCTATAGTTATAGTTTTCAAAAATTTATTAATTGCTTACAAATTAACATACCTAAAATTTACATTAATAATATTAATAACAATAAATGGATGTATAATAATTATATTATATTGGCACAAATATATAATTATAAAGTTAAAATTATAGAAATTTTATGCGATGATCAAAATTATTTATATTATTTTAATAAAAGAAGTAAACATAATACTCCTATGAATTATAGTAAAAATATTTATAACAATTGGGATTATGATGAAAATGCTAATTATATAGAACCATATTTAGGTAATTTTAAAGGACCACTTTTGGGAGACTCTATTCCTTCTTATCCTCCTACAACTAAAGAACAACTTGACATAGAATTAGATGAATATAAATCAAAAATTTCAAATAATAATCAAAATATTATTAATAATAATAATACTTATAACAATAAAGCATATAACAAAAATATGTATGAAACTAATGAAATAATTAATTTTTTAACAAAAAAAGATATTTTTAAAATTAATCATAGAAAAATTGAACCAGAAAAAATTATTAATAAATTATATAAATTAAAATATTAACACTTAAAATTTGATTTAAATTATATATATTATCAAATTAATAAATATAATGAAAAATATTAAAAATAAACAATCCGAATTTAATATACCTTCTAAATATAATAAATCTATTAAATCTAATACTTTTGTTAAACCAAATAATAATGTTAAATCCTCTAAACTAATTAAAAATACTTTTAAAAAAAAAATTAGAAATAATAATATTTCATCAAATAACGAAATATGTTCAAATATTTCACCAGAAGAACGCAATTTAGAATTAGAATTAGATAACATAACTGATGATGAAAATAACGAATTTTACACTAAAAATTCAGATAATAATATAGATTTTAATTTAATTAAAAGATTGCCTATTAGTAATAACAATAAAATATTATTTGTAAGTAAACCTAATGATGAAGATTCTGATAGTGATTACGAAAATAATTTGCAAAATTATAATAAAGATATAGATATCGATATTGAAAATCTTACAAAAGATTTTATTTCTGGAAAAATTATTTATTATGATTATACTAAAAATATTATATATAATAATGAATTTAAAATTATTGGTGAAATAAATGAAGATGGCGAAATTAATTTAGATGATAAACTAACAGATTATGATGAATTAGAAAAATCAATTTATAGTAATGATTTAAATATTCAAAGTAGTGAAGAAGAACATGAATCAGAAGACGAATCAGAAATCTATATTAATTAATTACTAATTTGTATTTCAATAATTTATTTAATTTTTATTTTTTAAATTAAAAATTTTGATTTATCTTAAATATTATTTTATATATATATAAAATGAATTCTCATATTAATCAACCTGATCAATGTTATAACAATAAAATTTCATCTAAATGTAATTATTATGATTGCAATAAAAAATTAAAGTTAACAGATATAAAATGTAGATGTGGATTTAAATTTTGTGCAATACATCGTTATTCTGACAAACATAATTGCACATTTAATTATAAAGATATGGCTAAAAATCAACTTATAAAACAAAATCCTGTTATCAATTTTCAAAAAATTCAACAGTTATAAACTACTTAAAAAATAATTTGTTTAATTCTATAATTAAATGAATAATTATGTTTATATTGTTTTAAAAAATGATATCAGTTATTCAGATGTTCCTGTTATAAATGTATATAATTCTTCCTATAAATCAAAAAAATATATAATTGATGATATTGATAATATTTTAAATTATAATAATGTTATCACCGATGATAACATTATACAATGGAAAGCTATACAATTAGAAAAATATAAAAATTTTTTAGATAAATATGATTTGGTATATTATTACGGTGAATATAAAAATTATTATGATGTTTCAGAACCTTATCAAATTAAATATAAAATACAAAAACATATAATTAACTAAAAAAAAAAAAAAAAAAAAATTTTTTTT